GTTTCCTCACAAGTGCGGAATACTGCCCTGAATTTTCGGGTGAGTTAGTGAGTAGAAATTTTCGACTTGCAATTCAAGTTGGCGGCTTAATTTTCGGCCACGAGACTAATTCAAAACGGCATGACAGCCCAGAAACGTTGATATGGGGGGCTATGGTCGACCAAAAAGGAGCGTACAGCATACTTTTGTGTTTATAAAAGTCCCTTTTGAACTTTGATTTTTTGCTTATTTTGCTGGATTGTGAAATATCACTACTAATAATGCGAAATTTGAACAAATAAACAGTCAGGGGGTGATGTGTAAATATAAACATGTTATTAATTGCACTTTTCCTAAATATGTGCGATAATATAGATATAATAAACGGATTCTGGATATATGTATCAATCAGCCGCTATGGGTCTAACCCGTGGGGGCTTTTTTGGTACGTAAATTTAAACGAAAGGAGTGCTCCGAATGAGCCAAAAAGTAAAAGCCTTAGCCAGTATGAAGAAACATTTAACCAATGATGAGCGTGATCAACGTAAAGACGCTGAAAAAGCGTTATTTGATTATCCGGTGCTTGATTTAACCCCGCCAGATTGGTTACATGATCGGGCCTTAACTGAATGGCAACGGGTAGCGCCTTATTTAAAGGCCAATACCCCAATTAGTGAACTTGACCGGGCCATGTTAGCCAGTTATTGCCGCGCTTATGCCACAGTGCAGACTTGTGAGAATGATATTCGTAAGAACGGACTGGTACAAACTAATCAAGAGACTGGTGTACGTAAACCGAACCCTTATGTGGCCTTGCAGTCGCAAGCAATGAAAGATCTAAAATCCTTAGCCAATGATTTAGGCATGTCGCTATCGAGCCGGGCCCGCATGGAATTAAACAAGCAAAAAGATGATAAACCCGAAGACGCTTTCGAGATGATGTTATCATGATTGAATATGTTGACCAAGTGTTATCGGGTCAAGTATTGGCTGGTCAAAAAATCAAATGGGCGTGTGAGCGATTTAAACGCGATTTAAGCCGTTCTAAGGACGACAGCTTCCCGTTCTACTACGACGAAGACAAAGCGGCACAGGCGGTTAAATTTATCGAATTAATGCCTAAGACTGACGGTAGCCAACTCACCATGCAACCATTTCAAAAATGGATTATTAGTGAGCTGTATGGCTGGCGTGAAAAAGCAACCGGTAATAGGCGCTACGATCGAGCATTTATCAGTATGGCCCGGAAGAATGGTAAAACCTATCTGGCTTCTGGTATGGCCGCTAATGGGCTTTTAAGAGAACGTCAGCCCGCCCGTAACCGACAGGTATTATTCGTCAGCAACGCCCTTAAACAAGCTAAATTGGGCTACGACATGCTTTCAAGTGGGCTACGGCAAGTCCGCAAGCAATCGAAGTATATGCGGCAACGGATTAAGGTACAGAAACAAGCCATTACTGACTTAGAAACTGATTCGCAAGCCTTGGCCCTTGCCAGTGATACCAGTACGCTTGATGGTTATGCCGGGACTACCGTTATTTTAGATGAATGGCACGAAGCTAAAGACCGCAAAGTGTACAACGTTTTAAAGTCTGGTCAAGCACAAGAAGATAACTCCCTGCTGGCGGTGATTTCCACCTCGGGCCTTAACCTTAATGTCCCAATGCACGCCGAGTATGACATGCTGACGGACGTTTTAAAGGGCAAGACTGAAGCTGACCGTTACTTTGTGGCAATCTGGGAACTGGACGACCGCGAAGAAGTTTACGATCAAGCTAATTGGATCAAGGCAAACCCGTTATTCAGTGAACCACACGTTAAGCAACGCATGACGGAGAAAATTCAGGCCGATGTTGACCTTGCAATTAAGCAAAATAACCTTATTCCGGTACTGGTTAAGAACTTCAATATGTGGTTGCAAGCCAGCGAGGACAGTTATATTTCAGCAGACGATTGGGCCGCTGGTAAATTGGCCAAGGTACCCGACTTACATAATCACGACGCCTATATTGGCATTGATTTATCAAAAAGTAATGACTTGACCGCGGTTAGTTGGTTGATACCAATTGGCAATGGTCAGTTTTATTGTGATAGTCATTCGTTTGTTGGCACGAAGTACGGACTGGATTCTAAGATTAAACGTGATGGGATTGATTACCGGTCAATGGAGCGCGCTGGTGAGTGTAGTATTACTCGCCTTGATAGCGGTGTGATTGATTATGATGAGCTATTCGACTACGTGCAAAATCTGGTCGGTCAATATAACTGGAAAGTAAAAGCCATCGCGTATGACCCGTACAATGCGCAGACCTTGATTACTAAGTTTGAAAAACTCAATTATCCATTATTTGAAGTGCGACAAGGCACCAAGACTTTGAATATTCCCACCCGTAACTTTCGTGACCAGCTTTACGATGGCAAGATTAAACATAACGGTAACAAGATTCTCGCTTATGCGGTCAATAACGCCATCTTGAAAGTGATAAACAATGGCTGGCAACTGGATAAGGCACGCAATAGCAACCGGATTGACCCGGTAGCAGCCTTAATTAATTCTTACGTTGCCGGTATGGACTATTACCAAGAAAGTGAGGATCAACAACATGCAGAAGATTACTACAAAACAGCGACTGCGGCAGATTTGTTCTGATTATGTACAAACGATCTTGTTGGTGATTGGCTTAATCTGCTTAGTGATTGGTTTTGGCTGCTGGATCAGTTGGCAAGCGGGGTTAATATTGGCTGGAATAGCCATGATTCTGTTGGCCTTGCTAATTAATTATGAAAAGCAAAGAGGTGATTAAATGAGTTTTTTCGTTAAAAGCAGTACCACCAGCGGCACGCATGATCCGGTAGCTGACGCCTTGGTTAGTTTATCAAGCAATGACCCGTATACGTTTGTGAGTGCGGCGGTGTTGCGTAATAGTGACATTTACGCGGCAATTAACATTATTGCGAGCGATATTGCCAGCAATCCGATTGTTTGCGATACGGCCATTTTTAACACGATGATTAATCAGACCCCCAATAGCCAAATGGACGGCTACCATTTTAAATATGCGTTGGCGGCCAACCTGTTACTCAATGGCAATAGTTTTGCGGAGATTTTGCCTAATCACACACTTAAATTTGTGCAAAATAACCAAATGACAGTTGAACAAGATGACGTCAGTGGGGCGTTGACCTACACCTATACCCCAATTGGCGGTAATAGTCGTCAGATTGCGCCTAACAACATTTTACATTTTAAATATTTCACCAAAGACGGCGTATCGGGAATTAGTCCTTTATATGCCCTAAAAGATGAGCGCCAGATTCAGTCGGCCGGCAATAAATTGCTAACCGGCTTTTTTACTGCTGGTGTGCACGGCACCACGATTATTAAAGTCCATCAATCTGATTTAGGGCCGGAAGCCAAGGGCAATATTCGTAACCAGTTTGATGAAGCCAATACGGGTGATAACGCGATCAACACGATTGTGACCGATGACACGATGGATATTAGTAACTTATCCTTAAATACCGATGTGTTAAAACTGGTCAACTCGAATGACTGGACGACCCGACAAATTGCTAAAGCCTTTGGCTTACCACCGGAGCGCTTAGGGGTTGAGAACGATCATTCTAACCAAGAGCAAAGTGGCGTGCAGTATCTTCAAGGCACGTTGCAACATTACTTTGATAGCTTTACCAGCGAGCTGTCGTTCAAGTTTGGTCATGACTTTACGTTTAATACGGACAAGCTATTGAGCCTTGATCCGCAAACGCAACAAGCCCAAGCGGTGGCTGGTTTTACTGGCGGCGTTATGAGCCGTAACGAAGCCCGTGCCAAGATTGGCTTACCACCAACTGACGATGGCAATATTTTCCTAAACTTACAAAAGAATGGAGTGAATACGAGTGAAGAATAAGCAACGATTTACCTTGGCGGCTGAACTGAAAGCAGAAAAACGTGACGCCGTCCCAACCGAACCCGAAAATCAGGATCAGTCCAATTCAGGTGAACCAGCCACGCAAGCCCAACAAGTTGACGGCAAGCCAGTTATTTCTGGTTATGCCGTGGTGTTCAATAGCCCCTCATTGAAAATGAGTACGAATGATGGCACCGAATTTGTTGAAATGATTGATCCCGCCGCCCTTGATGGCTTGGATTTGTCAAAATTAGTCCTATTGAATAGTCATAATTGGGCGCAACCGTTAGCCCGGGCCGACAACGGCACCCTTACCACGAGCGTTGATGATACGGGTTTAAAGTTTACGGCGGAGCTAGACCCTAGCGTTAGTTATGCGATGGATACGTATAACAATATTAAAAATGGGGTAATCGGTGGGTGCTCGTTTACCTTTGATTTAGACAATGGCGATGATACTTGGACGCAAGATACTGCGAGCGGTCAAGTTACCCGAACGGTCAACCATATCAAAGACTTATACGAATTAACGACTACGGCTATTCCAAGTTATGGACAGTCGAGTGTTCAGCAAGTAATTCAAATTGAAAGTCGTAGTTACGAAAAATTTATCAATCAAGCAAAGGAGCCTGACAACATGGCAAAACAAACAATTATTGATCCTAATACCAACGACAATGGCAACGAAAACAAAACTGGTATTCCCGCCTTTGAGCAATATGTACGGACACACGGGGAAACTCGGGACGGT